GTTGGCAGTGGATGCGGCGGCGCAGGCAGACAAGCTTGCCTTGGATCGAGAGAAGTTCCAAGCAGAGATGGAAAAGGCGGGCATTCAGATTGGCCTGCAAGCCTCTCAAGCTAAAGCGAAGCTGGAGTCCCAGCAACAGCTCGAACAGTTGAAGTTGCAGATGAAAGCAATGGAAACGAGCGAGAAGTACAAAGCTGAAGGCATCAAGATTGGTGTAGACGTGGCGAAGACAAAAGCCGCAATGGAAAAAGGAGAGGCTGAATAATGGACGAACTAGACGTACTACGTAAGAAATTACGGGAACGCATGAATGACATCGCAGATGCGGTAGCTACAGGCACCTGCGCCACTTTTGAAGACTATAAACGTATGTGCGGCGTGATTGAAGGGCTGGCACACGCAGAGCGTGACCTCTTGGATATGAAAGATCAACTTGAGAAAGAGGACTGATTTTCCCGTAAGGGCCGAACGCGACACGGTATGTTGCGCTTTTATGGAGTAAACGATGGCGGAGATCCTCATCGGCACGAACCCCGACAACCCACAAGTTGTTGGCGCAGTAAACATGGAAGCCACTGCTGAAGAGAAGGCAAGGCAACTTCCACAACCATCCGGGTATCACATCTTGTGTGCTATTCCTGAGATTGACAAAGAGTACGACAGTGGCCTGCTCAAAGCGGATCAAACGATTCACTACGAAGAAGTGCTGACGACCGTGCTGTTTGTTGTGGCTCTTGGCCCGGATTGCTATAAAGACCCCACCCGTTTCCCATCAGGCCCTTGGTGCAAAGAAGGCGACTTTATTTTGGTTCGCCCGAACGCTGGCTCAAGGCTTGTGATTCATGGCAGGGAATTCCGTTTGATCAATGATGACTCGGTAGAAGCAGTGGTTGCCGATCCTCGTGGTATCCGACGCAAATAAGGAGTAGGACATGGACATGAAACCGTATAAGTTTCCAGACGAGCAGGACGATCAGGAAGCCAAGATCGAGCTTGAGCTGGAAGGCGATGAGAAAGTTGAAATTGAGGTGGTCGATGACACGCCTCCTGAAGACCGTAACCGCAAACCTTTGGATAAGGAAGTCGAAGAGCCCACTGAGGACGAGCTTAATGAGTACAGTTCTAAGGTACAAAAGCGCCTGAAGGAACTGACCCACGCCCGTCACGATGAGCGCCGCCGTGCCGAAGCACTTGCCCGTGAAAAGGCAGAACTGGAACGCGCCGCCCGCCTTTTGGCTGAAGAGAACAAGCGACTACAGGATTTCGTCAGTGTTGGGCAGACTGCCTATATTGATAAGTCCAAGTCTTTGGCGGAAGTTTCTGTTAACAATGCTAAGGCCAAGTTGAAGGCCGCGATGGATGCCGGTGACACGGATGCAGCAGTTGCAGCGCAAGAAGAGTTGATGAATGCACAGCTCGAAATGCAACAGGTTAACAACTTTAAGCCTGTAAACTTGCAACAAAATCAAGAAGTTAGATATACTGAACAAAAGCCACAACCGAAAGCGCCTGATTTAGACGATAAAGTTGTGGATTGGGCCGAGAAAAACCCTTGGTTTGAACGTCCCGGCGATGAAGATATGACAGGTTTTGCGTATGGCGTTCATAACAAACTTGTTCGTGAGTTTGGTGAGCAGTACACAAAGTCTGACGAGTATTACCAAAAAATCGACGCAGCGATGCGCAGAGCCTTCCCAGAGCGCCTTGGGGTAAAACCTGAGCAAGACGTGGAAGAATCGGCAAAGCCTAGTCGCCCGAAATCCGTTGTGGCACCCGCCCAGCGCACATCCGCACCGAAGAAGATTCGGTTGACGCAAACGCAACAAAACGTAGCCAAGAGGTTGGGAATACCACTTGAGCTGTACGCTAAAAAACTGGCTGAATTGGAGAATTAACATGGCAGAAAATCGTATCCCCCGTGAGACGCAAAACCGCGAGCGAGCCGAACGTCCTAAGACGTGGCAACCTCCAGAGCTTCTGCCCGATCCTATCCGCGAAGAAGGCTATGCCTATCGCTGGATTCGAGTTTCTCTGAATAACGTAGCTGACCCACGCAACATCTCCTCAAAAATGAGAGAAGGCTGGGAACCAGTACGTATTGAAGAACAGCCCCAGTTTGCCCTATTCCTTGACCCCAACTCCCGGTTTAAAGACAACATCGAGATTGGCGGTCTTTTGCTATGCAAGGCACCTCAAGAGCTGATTGACCAACGCGCTGCGTATTACGCAGAACAGTCACGTAAGCAGGTTGAGGGCGTGGATAGCAAATTCATGAGTCAGAGCGATGCGCGGATGCCACTCTTCAGAGAGCGGAAGTCTACGACTAGCTTTGGCAAAGGTTCTTAATCTAATCTTTGGAGCTAAAAATGGCTTATCCCACTATTAGCAAGCCCTATGGCTTTAAGCCGATCAACCTAATCGGCGGTCAAGTGTTTGCTGGAGCTACCCGTAAGATGCGCATTGCTAGTGCATATGCTACGTCTATCGGTTTTGGTGATCTGTTGGTTCGCGTTGATGACGGTACGGTTGCGCGTTCGGCTGCTACCACTGTCAAACCCACTGGCGGTTTTGCTGGTGTGTTCCTTGGTTGCGAGTTCATCAACCCCACCACGGGTCAATTGCAATTCCAACAGAACTTTGTTGGCGGCACGACTGTGACTTCTGGCTTTATCACGGCTTATGTCTGTGATGATCCTGATGCACTGTTCCAAGTCGCTGTGGTTTCCGGCACGACGGTTGTGACGGGTGTTCAGTTTACCGCTGTTGGCAACAACGCCACCATCGTGAACAACACTGCAATCACCGCCTCTGGCAACTCACAGGTTGCACTTCTTGATTCGACTGCTACGACAGACACCCTGCCGATTCGCATCGTTGATGTTGTGCCCGACACCGCTTACGTTTCGAGCGGCAACACGCTATATCCTGAAGTGATCGTCAAGTTCAACTTCGGTATGCACGCTTACGACACCGCCGTTGGCGTTTAAGGAGCTTAAATCATGGCAATTTCACGCGCACAACTACTGAAAGAGCTGCTCCCCGGCTTGAACGCCTTGTTCGGTCTGGAGTATGCACAATATGGCGAACAGCATAAAGAGATCTACGACACCGAGACCTCTGAGCGTTCGTTTGAAGAGGAAACCAAGCTGTCTGGCTTCTCCGCCGCTCCGGTGAAGAACGAAGGCGCTGCTCTTGCGTATGACAATGCACAAGAAGCTTGGACTGCTCGCTACAACCACGAGACCATCGTTTTGGGTTTCAGCTTGACCGAAGAAGCCATTGAGGACAACCTCTATGATTCTCTGTCTGCTCGTTACACCAAGGCACTGGCTCGTTCAATGGCCTACACCAAGCAGATCAAAGCTGCTGCTATTCTGAACAACGGTTTCGATGCCAACTACAAAGGCGGCGACGGTGTAGCCCTGTTCAGCAATGCCCACCCGCTCGTCTCTGGCGGCACCAACAGCAACATCCCCGCTGTGGCTACCGACCTGAACGAAACTGGCTACCGACCTGAACGAAACGGCTCTGGAAAACGCAGTCATCCAGATCGCTAAGTGGACAGATGAACGTGGTCTGCTGATCGCAGCCCGCCCGTTGAAACTCATTGTTCCGCCTGATCTCCAGTTCGTTGCTACCCGCCTCCTTGAGACGAAGCTGCGTGTTGGTACCACGGACAACGACATCAACGCCATCCAGAATAACGGTTCTATCCCACAAGGCTACACCGTTAACAACTACCTGACCGATACCAATGCTTGGTTCTTGAAGACGGACGTGCCCAATGGTATGAAGCACTTCGTAAGAAGCCCAATGTCTACAGGCATGGATGGTGATTTTGATAGTGGTAACGTGAGATATAAAGCTCGTGAACGTTATAGCTTTGGATTTTCTGATCCTCTTGGCATGTACGGCTCTGGTGGTTCCAACTAAACCCAATAAAATCAAGCCTTTACGGTTGATTTGGAACCCCACTTCGGTGGGGTTTTTTATTACCCCCATAGGCACCAAACACACGGAGGTAAAAAATAAATTCGAAAAAGATTACGAAACAGGATTGAATATCTCCGTCCATTGTGTATAATTACACCACACTCTAGGAGATATTTATGTTTTACGTTTACGTTTATTACGACCCCCGCCCACTCAAAAACCGTCAACCTGTATATGTAGGGAAGGGGACGGGGGATAGGGATCTGTCGCACTGGTCAAAAGGTTCGCATAACAAACCGTTCCAAGATTTCATATCCCATCTGAAGCAGCGCAACTTAATTGCCATATGTGAACGGGTGTTTGAGACTGACGACGAAAATGCGGCGTTTGCTAAAGAGATAGAGTTGATATTGCATTACGGTCGGCGTGACCTGCAAACCGGCACACTATTCAATAGGACTGCTGGAGGGGAAGGTCTGACTGGATACATAAAAAGCGAGGCCGAAAAACAGGTTGATTCCCAGAATTCGTTGGTTAATTGGGGTAACGAAGAGTACAGGTTGAAAGTAATTGCGCGACAAAAAGCCGTGCAAAGTACCCCAGAAGCCCGTGCCATGAAGTCTGAGAACTCCACCGTTACATGGACAAAACCCGAAGTCCGTGAGAAACGGGCTAGGGGCATCAAAGCCACCCGCAGCACAAGTGAGTCTAAAGCTAAGACAAGTGCACAGGCCAAAGCGCAGTGGGCTGATCCTGAATACGCTGCTAAGCAGACGGCAAATAACATAGAGATCGCTAACCGAGCGGAAGTAAAAGCTGCAAAAGCGGCGGCATCTAAATTGTTGTGGGCAGATCCTGTCTGGAGAGCCAAGATGCTGGAGGCGCGTAAGCGCAAGAAATCCCTTGCCCAAACACAATAACAGGAGTATAAATACACCATATCTGGGAAACCCCAGTCCTATAGACCGACCCAGCGGACGATGCAGAGACTATAGGACGAAGTGCTGCATACACAAGGAAATATCATGGCTCGTTCCACAGTCTCAGGCCCATGGCGCTCACTTAACGGTTTTGAGGGCGACATCTCCGGTTCTATCGTTAAGCTCGCCGCAATCGCTGTTGCTAGCCTCCCCGCCGCCGCTGCTGGTAATGCTGGCACCGTCTACTTTGTTTCTGGAACGACTTCGGGCAATACGCTCGTATTTTCCAATGGCACTGCCAATATTGACCTCGTGACTGGCGTTGCAGTTGTAGCCGCACCTTAATCGCTCCACATAAAAGGAGCCGATCATGGCTATGCAAACTGATGTAAAAAGCGTCGAGGTCAAGACCACCGCTTCTGCATACGGCGCACCTGCTCGTTTAAAGGGCTTGGTGATCTCGTTTGCCACTGGCGGCACGGTTGTTGTCAAAGATGGTGGTTCGGGTGGCACTACGGTGTTCTCTTATACTGCCCCCGCCGCTGCTGGTTCTGTG